TGGACTAGCTATTCTTTTTATTTCTTTTAACTCTTGCTTTAGCTGTCCAACCGAAGTATCAATATCAGCAAAAGCAGACTCTAAATATTTACGTACTGGGTTACCAGCACCTCCTCCTTTTGGATCAGTATTTTTTAAAGCTAACTTTATTAAATCTAACTCTTTTTGTAGATCCTGTAATGCCATTTATTTATGCACTTTATAGAAATCTAGTATCCTTTTAATATGGTCTGGAAATCCTATATTTTCTCTCAGACTTGTAGATACAGAGTTCTGTATTGAAGCTCCTGCTATTGCGAGTCTATCTTTTCTTTCGTCTTTCAAATAATATTTTACTAAATCAAAACATGCCAGTTTTAAATCTTCGGGTGTCGAAGCATAACCTGACCTATATGTAACTTTAACTGCAGCTCTTCCTTTTGGAAAAGCTTTATCTGCTGTTGCAGTTGTTCTATAAATAGTATCTAGTTCAGTGTCTACTACGTATTCGTACTTACCACTAGAATCTGAGTTACCAGTTATTAAAGTTGTATATGAGTCATCTTGTCCTGTTCTTTCTGCTACCAGAGAGACGCTGACAAGTGGGCTTTCATCCACTAAAATAGCATTTGTATAATCATCTTGAATATCAAAATACTCTGTTTTATCTGTTGAATAATAATCAACAAATGACGTGCCACAGTAAGTTTTTACTGCTTGACTTATGGCTGGCACTATAACATTGATTTTCGCATCTTCCGTCACACCAGTGATACCTGCGAAATCCTTATACTGTTGTAATGTTACTAAATTTGCCATAATTAAAAGTGTGGGGCGATTAAGGCCGCCCCACGAATCCTGTCTAAGCTTAAATTAAGAAGCTTTGTACATGTGTCCCCATTTAGAAGTAGCACCATCGATAAGATCGGTGAAGCCAATTCTTTGTGAAGCAACAAGCACTCTGCGTTGAGCAGCAACTTCGTAATCAGATTCCACGGTTACACCACGTAATCTTGGTAATACAAAGTTTCTAGGGTTAACAGCGATAGCTGCGAATTTAGATACTGCTGGAGTAGCGAACTCATCACATAATAGTACTCTTGATCCGAATACTTGTCCGATTTCACCACTTAGTTTAGTAGCCATGTCGCCTACTAAATTAGCATCTTGGAATTCAGCATCTTCTAGTAGTTCGAAATATGTTCGTTGTGAAACGATATAAACTACGTCAGATGGGTTAACACCATATTTACCCATATTTTTTCTCATTGAAAGAAGTTCTGCAGCGGTAACAGTGTCAGAAGCGAAAGCAGTACTTGACTGTGTATAATCACTGTCATTTCTTGCTAAGTGTAGAAGCCCTTCAAAAGCTGCTCCACTTGTTCCGTATACACCATCAGCATCATCACCAGCTAGGATAGCGTTTTCAATACCTCTAGCGTGTGATCTTACCATAGACTCTCTAATTAAAGGTAGAATTGGCATGATAGCATCTTCTTCAGTTTCATTACCTAAGTAAGACTGAGAAATAAGTTTCTTAGTTGAAAGAGTCCTTTCAGTCATAGTAACACCAGTGAAAGGTGCTCCGTATGTGTCGCCTCTGGTTTCTAAGTTACCATAAGGAGATGATCCAGTTGCGGCTTGGTTAGAAGTAAATTCTGCATAACCTGCATCTGGTAAGATTGGGATAATCATATTCGCAGAAGTCATAGCAATTTCTCTAAATAGAGGAGCTAGAACTAATTCGTTTTCGATATCTCTTTCGATGTTTGTTGAAACAACTTGTTCGAAATCAGCTGATGAAACTTCAACACCTGAATGTTGATTTACTTTTTCCATCAAAGATTTTGCCATTGGAGTGTCCCATCCTTTTCCAGTCGCTAGACCAGCAAATTTAGCATCTGCAATGTCTGACTCGAAGGATTTCTTCCAATCGCCGTTGTTTCCTTGTCTGTCAGAGAAATGTCTTTTTGACTCACGAATATTCATGATTTCTTCAGACTTCTCTGCTAGTTGAGCTTCTAGTGACTTAACAACACCTTCTAAGTTAGTGTAGTTATCGTTCACACGTTTCTCAACGTCAGACATTAATTTTTCAGCACCTGTTAATCCAGCTTGGATTACAGTTTTTTGCTCTTCCTGTTTTGCTTCCTCGGAGGCTTTTTGAACTTCAGCTTCTTGAGTAGCTTTTTCAGCTAATTCTTCTGCAGCCTTCTGTTCAGCAGCTTTAAGTTCGGCTTGTTTCATTGCATACTGAGCAACTGCTTTTTCAGCAGCTTCTGCAGCAAATGACTCAAGATTAAACTCTGGGTTGCTCTCAGGAGATTGTTTTTCTTTTGACATATTTGTCTCCGTTGTGGCTTTCGCCGTACTTGGCTGCTCAATTTCAACAGCATCTGCTGAATCGTTTAAGTTAGCCGTATAAAAAGTATGCTTGTACTTATTGTACTCTTCCATAGAATCAAATGATTTGCTTAACCCAAAAGTTGCCCCTTGGTTGCAAGGTATTGATACTACAGAAACTTCAAAAAGCTCTGCGTCCTTTATTTTATATCCGTCAGTTTCAGTCATATAATCAGCGTCCTTGACTTTGAAACCAACAGAAAAAGCTCCAAGGACACCGTCTTTAATTAATTGCGTTACATCACCAGCAGCTTTAGAAATCTTTGCAGATATTTCTAAGCCGTTGTCTGTAACTTTTAAATCTTTTGCACGACCAATCGGTTTGTCATAGTTATGATTAAACAAAATAATTGGATTACCTTTATAGTTTTCCAATCCACCTTTTGTCCAAGCATCGGCTTCGATTATGTCGCCTGCTCTATCAAGAGCATTAGTACTAGCAGATCCTTTAATATCTACACCACCATCTTCGTTTTCGCCTAGTGATTTAAAAGTGCTAGTCCAATGATAAATTTTACTTGACATCTTTCTTCTCCGCTTTCTTGGCTTTAGTAGCCTTTGGTGCGGGAGCAGGAGCTGGAGCTTCAACAGCAACAACTACTGGATGTCTTTTCTTCATGGCTGATATTACTCGTTTCCAAGATCCAAATGCTCGTCTAAGCATATAGTCTTTTACGGGAACGTCTGTACCATGGCTTTTATAGGTTGGTAAATCCATTGATTCGACGCCTTGTTCTACGAACCAGTCGGATAATGCTTTTGCCATCATGTTTTTTGTCATAATTTTATTCTTCCTCTATTGGTGACGACTCTGGTGGTCGACCTCCCTCTTCAGGATTAACGGCAGAGCCTGCAATATTTTGCGGTACTCTTGGATCGTCAAATCCGTCTACAGGTTCTTTGCCTATTGCTTCTCTTGCTTCATTTGGACTTATAATTCCAGTATTAACAAGTGTTGCATAATAAGCTGCTTGGTCTCTCAGTTCTGGTTGTAATGCAGGTATTCCTGTTACATCTTCAGATAGTGAGAATCCAAAGTATCGTTCTAATGCATATCCTAACTTTCTTACGATTGGTAAGACAGTTTCAAGATAGTACAGTCTGTGATTGGGTCTTATGTTTGCGTTATTACCACCGTCCATTAAGATGGGCGGTATTCCCATGGCTTCTAGTATTATTTTCTCATTTGCTGTAATAGAAGCTTGGAAGTCTAATTCTTTAAAATTAATGTTAGTTAGGCTAGATACTTCTAATCCGCCGTCTAATATAAGAGGGCGTCTGCCTCCTGTTGTTGGATTGTATCTCATGCTCCATGCTTGTAACATTCTTTCTTTAATTTTTTCAGAAAGAGTATTTGGAGATTTAAGTACTAATCCTGGAACTGCTCCGTTCTTGAAGAAGTTATCTTGAAAACTTCTCATGTTGCTAAGTAGCTGCATAGTTCTGTATGCTGGTTTTAGTCTTGGAGTTCCTCTATAAATGGAGTTAAAGCTGTTTTCTTTAACATGTATAATCTCATTTACTGAATAGTCGATGCTGTTATCATATGTATATTTTTGAATATAATTAACATCATCAGTATAAATTGTAACTTTGTTTGCTGGTAAGTGGTACATATGAGTACCATCAAAGTATATAAATATGTTACCATCAATCATTAAGTCAATAATTAAGTTTCTTTTAAAAGTACTAATATCCTGAAAAGGATTTGGTTCTATATTTAAAAGTAAGTTAACTTTTGATTTACGAATATTTTTTAGTATGCTATTCGTACCAATTAGTTTGTCCCCAACTGCGAAAGGGATTTCAGAAACATCATCAACAATCATATTAACTGCTCTGTTAACGATTTCTAGTTGTTCATATGCGTTACGATAATTTGTAACTATTTCACGCGAGTCTACGGTTAACCCTTCGTTTCTCGAAATAACGTATTGCGAAGGATTCAGCTTCTCTTCGTCGCTTCTTCCTAAAAATCTATCGTACCATGCCATATTTTTGTCTCTGCTTCTCGACCCAACGTTTTTGTTTCTCTGCTGTGATCAATCTGGGTCTTTTTCCGTATATTGAATGTAATCGTAAATGATGCTTATGGCAGAGGGTTACTGTGTAATCATACACTTTCTCCCAGTTATCATCAATAAAGGACTTTCGAAGTGCTAGTATGTCTTGCTCATTCTCTATAGTATAATTTTGTTTTTTCAACCAAGTTTCTAGTAATTCGGTCAGTCCGTAGTAATGATGAAAATCTAAGTCTATATTGCTTTCGCAAATATAACAACTACTTTGTTTCTTGTATTTGGATTTAGCCTTGTCTCGTACATATTTAACTAAATCTCTTTTTAATTTCATATTTCAACTCTTAATTAGAATTATACCAAAAAGTCACATCATATGTCAAGAACTGTTTTTTACAGGTCTTATTAAAACGTAGTGGCTGTAGTTTCAAATGTATACAGTGCATATCGTAAAGCATCAGCCATGTGGGATGACATATTGTGTTTTGGTTTTTCTTTTAATAAATTAGGATTCGGATCCCACTGGTATTGATCTAATGACATCTGCGCTTGTTTGCAAGTTTGGTCTACAATAAGATCATCATTGTCTACAATTCCTGCGACATGTCCGATTCCATCTAGTACTGATTTCTTTGCATTGATAGTACTAATATCATAATTTTGTGCAAAGTCGTATCTTGTTTGCTGTGCTGCAGAATCAATGTAAATCCAATCAATGTCCCATTTATCAATTAATTTTCGTATCTCTATGGCATGCTGTTCTGTAGTACGTTCAGCATTCATATATTCGTCTACTAAATAGTATTTCTGTTTATCCCAGTCGTATGCGATAACACAAAATGCAGTAGGATCTTTATATCCTACGTCAAGTCCTCCAAAGACATCCATTTGACTAGTATCTAATTCTTTTAAATCTGCTGTGCATTCTTCGTGATTAAATGCCCATACTTGTCCTTCAAATACATTAAAGTCTGCCATGTATTCTTGATTAAATTCTGCTTGGGACATTGTTTTTTTGGCTTCTTCAATATCTGCGTCTGCTACTCTTGGATTCTCATGATATGTTGCCTTTATACTACACCACTCTGGAAACTCTTCTGAGTAGCCTCTGTAATAAAATTCTGCAAAATAATTATTTCTACCCCTTGGAGTAGATATAAAAATTGCTTTTGAGTTTTCTTTGTCTAGTGTGGGTCTGAGTGCAACATTGAAGGCATCTCGTCCATCTGTAAGTGCTGCTTCGTCGAATATAATGAGATCATAACTTCTACCAACTACTGAGTCTACCTGATTGATAGAACCCATTCGTATTGTAGAACCATTTGATAGTTCAATAACTTTATCTTTTGCGTTGTCTCGTGTTACCTCTAAGTCAAAATGCTTGATGAGATTTCTCTGTAAGTCAAATGAGATTTGGGATAATGAGTAATTTGGTGACATAAGTAATACATGTGAACCAGGTACTAAACAAGTTAGTTGTCCTATTATATTACTTATATATGTTTTGCCTTGTCGCCGTGATACTGCTGCAGTTATAAAACGATATTTAGGATTATTGATTGCATTTATGATTGCAGTCTGAGAGGAGTTGGGAGTGATGTTTAATAAGTCAAGATAGCCTTCAATAGGTAGCTTGATAAAACGAACTTCTGGAGTTAAATCCATGTGATAGTCAGATACAATATCTGAACGGCTGATTTCGATCAATGTAGGGTCTCTTTTTCAAATAAATTAAATGGGTCATCAGAATCAAACATTCCATAATCTTTGCAGAGTCGGAGTAGATATAAATAGCCTGTTGCTAGTTCACAAGCTTCTTCCTCTTTTTCAGATAAAGTAATACCGCTAATTCTGCGATTTTGTAATTTTGATAAAGTTTTGGTAGCATCTATTGATACTCCATCTAGCCATATTTCTCGTCTATCTATTACTTTTGGTACTGCGCTCATTTTTTCCTTCGTTTGATTCCAAGTTGTCTTTTTTGGGAGCGAGGTGGTCTTTTCTTTGAACCACCTTTACCTGCCCAAAATACTTTGTTTGCCCAATAGGCTGCGGAAGATTTGCCTTTTGCAATATTTCTTCCATGTCTCGCTTTGAAACTGCGTCGTGCTTCTGGACTATAATTATGTCCCATGCCTTGCGCTCCAAAACGAATGATTTTCACTTTGCCACCGACTCTTACAGCTACAACTGCTTTCTTTGTTCGGTGCTTAGGAGTTCTTTTCGGTTTATTTAGTCCGTTTAGTCCTGCCTTTTTTAGCCTTGCTTTTTCTGCTGTCGTTAGTGCCATTGTGTATCATATTTACGACTTTATTAAGTCGTCCTGCTTTCATAAAGTTATGAAAGTCTCTGTGAATAATATTTATCTTCTACGTAATATTCGGCTTGCACCTTTTTTACTAAATCTAGCCCTTTTAGGGTTGACTGTTTTGCCGAATCTTGGTCCGATTGCTTTCGGAGCAGCTCCGTAGAATCCACCTGGAGTGGACATAGGGGTCTTTGTATTAACAAAAGTTCCTGCAGCTGCATTGAGGTCTCTAGTAAGTCCTCTTTTTAGTTTATGTTTAGCTAACTTTGATGTACCATGTACACTAGGTCCGCTAAGAAATCCGCCTTGTCTTGCCATTTTCTTTTCCTAAACAGGCTAAGCCTGTTCCGTCCCATTTTTTAAATGAGTTTTTAATAATTCTTTATTATTTTTAGTGCGTGGTAAATTTAATAAGCTACGAAGTTCTTCACTCCACGCTAGTCTTTGTTCTATAGCTTTTTTGAATTTAAGCGACATCCTTACTATTTGTAAAATCTCGTTTGCAGTTTCTCGTCTGTCCATGCTAGTCCTTATATGACTTAGCTAATGAATTTTAGCTTTTAGCTTTTTGCTCGGCTTCTATCAGTTTATCTTTGATATCCACTTCGCCGTCCCAGTTTTTGTCTTGTCCTGAGACAATGTTCACAAATTGTGTCCATTTAATCTTTAACCATTCTACCATTTTCTTCCTCGTATTGTTTTAATAGTTTGTAATAATTTTTTCGAAACTCTCCTTGAGAAATTCTTTGTAAAGCCCAGTCAGCAAATTTAACCTCTGCTTCTCGTACGTCTTTTAGTTTTTCTTCTGGTGATTGTTCGAACATTTGTTGGTCTGCCTCCGACTCCTTGGCTCACTGCCCTTTTTCTTCTAACTGCAGACTTCTTTTGAGCTTTACTCATAGTTCTCGCTCGTGCTAAAGGTACACATTTTGGATACCCTCTTCGAGAGGTTTTTGCTTTTCCTCTACCACAAGGTTGATATTTTCCTTTTTTCTTAGGACGACCTATATCTACCCACTTTTCTTTAAACCACTTTGTTAAACCACCTTTAGGTTTCGCCATGTTCGTGTTCAATATCTCCAGATGATAAATAATTAGCAGCTGATACAACTTCGTATTCAGAAATAGCTAATTTATTTGTCCACCATGTAGGAAGCTTGTCCATTCCTTCGTTACCTTCTAATCCATCTAGAATCATTTGGCAATGGCTCATAATGATTTTGCAGCTTGTTATTGCAGAAGCAGCATCTGTGTGCCCACTTTTAACGATAAATTTTCCGTCTCCTGTGTATATTCCTTTCATTTTCTTTTTCCCATGCGATACTTACCGCCTTTTGCTTTGTAAGTTTTTACTAACCATCCGTTTGCATATGCACTTGGATAAACTTTAAATTTTCTTTTTGCCTGTGCTTTAATTCTTGCATACAGCTTAGGATTTGTTGGCACTGGTTTCTTTTTAACGCTTTTTCTTTTTCTTGCCATTCTTTTTGTATCCAGAAGCATATATTGCTCTGCCTTGGGCTTCAGCTTGTTTTTTAGTTTTGTAAACTTTGCCAGACTTGCCCCACTTGTAACCGCCTTTTACTTTACGTACAGGCATTACTTTTTCTTTTTACCCTTTTTTCTTTTTAAGATAGCTTTCTGTAAAGCCATTGGTAATTTTTTCTGAGCAGCTGTTAAGCCTCCCATAGATTTTTTCTTTTTACCTTTTTTCTTTTTCTTTTTTGGTTTATAATGATACGGCATATTTTCCCCTTATGTCCAGCGAGGTGGTTCCTCAGGACACTCTGCCCATCTAATTTTTGTTTTGAGGGGCATAAAACAATTACAAACTTTACAGACTTTCCATCGTTTATCTAAGTTTGGGCATTTTTTACAGATTTGATAGCGTTCCTCGTGGGAAAGCTTTT